CCTATCCCACCAACTCGGACATATTGGTAGAATATTGATTGTACGTGAGGATAGGACAATGTGTAATTGTTGAAACGTTTAATCGTTTAGGGGCGAATCCGTGTGCTCAACGTACGTATTGAAACAATTCAACGATTGTATGTAATATTCTTATATCAAATGGTTTCTCTTAGGCGAAGCACAAAATGATATGCAAAAGAAAAATCCGTTTTCTACAATTCGGATTTTTAGTGTACATTTGTAGATTTAATTTCAAAAAACGGATAATAAAATAGATTATGCAAAACAACGAGTTTAGAAAATTTGCTACCAAGCACTTACGTATGAATAGCTTAGCCTTAGACAATTTTATGGCTGCTCAAGATAATTATTATGTATCTCCCACCATCTTAGAAGAGCGTCAACTCAATGTAACACAGATGGATGTTTTCTCTCGCCTTATGATGGACAGAATCATTTTTCTCGGCACTCCAATCGACGATTACGTCGCCAATGTCATTCAGGCTCAGCTACTTTTCCTCGATACAGCCGACCCCGGTAAAGATATTTCGATATACATCAATTCGCCGGGCGGCGTAGTACAAGCGGGGCTCGGTATATACGATACAATGCAATATATTTCGTCGAAAGTAGGCACTATTTGTACAGGTATGGCGGCATCGATGGCAGCCGTTAGCAACTGTTCATTGTCACGTGAAATGATGTCAATGCTCTCTTTGTAGAGATGCGTCTGTAATTCTTTTGCTGTTAAAAATGCCATACTAATAGCGTTTTTTGTTTGTGTGTCTTTTACCGATAATGACAGATTCTTCTCCCAACTTCATCAAGTTTTCATTCAGAAGCCACCAGCCGCCCTCGATGCAGTCAGGGCCGTCAGCCGGCGCCTTCATCGAGCGTGATATGAGCAGGAATTGTTCTTCCAATCGCTGCATGTGTGGATTCTCTTTTTCTTGTATATTCAGAATTAAGCGCCCTTGCCGGTTCATCGGTTCAAGGTTGCCCTCGATGCGGTCGAACTTCTCCGGTTTTTTTCGAGTGTCCGGCGTTATGCTTATGAAGCCTTTTTCCTCGCCTCTTTTTGCAAAAAGCGGCAATATTACTTGTTGATAGAAAGGATCTTGCAGCGTGTTGTTTTCGATAAAACATTTTAGTTGCGTTTTCTCACCAACAACGTTGCGCATGTCGTAGAACCACTCGACAAACTCTTCATTCGTGACATGATCGAGTCGCCCGTCATAGACGTAGAATTTACCGTTATAATAGCCTATCAGAAAGCACGCTTTATAAGATGTCGCCTTGTTTTTTGAATTGGAAGGCGAGGGATCACCATAAGCTATGACAAACGTCAACTTATGTAGTGGTGGACATTCTCCCCAAACCATCTCTTTGAAAATGTTGCCTTTGGATAGCGGGTTGTTAAAAAATTCGCGTTGTATGGTCGCTTCAGAATAGAGCGAGAAGAAAGTCTCAATATCTTCTTCAGAGTTTTTCGACCAGGAAGACCGGCCGTTTTTATCGCGAATATTCACGATTTCATAATGCGCGATTTTTGGTGATTTTTTTGCTTGTTCGATAAATCGCGTAACGCTACAATCTTTCGCAATAATATTTCCGTTTACGAGTATTCGATAATTGCCGGAAACGGAAAATGTCGGTAAAAGCGCGTCGGAAATCCATTTCCACTTCTTTTCGATTCGGTCGTCGTTTCCGCATTCCTCGTCCGTATCAATGTCGTCAATCAAGATGAGGTCAGGTCGATAGTTCTTATGACGGCTACCACGCGGACTTTGTCCTGCGCCAAGCGCGCGAAAAGCAGTACCACAGCGGCATGTAAATTCTTCTTGTTCCCACGAACCGGGCGTCTTCTGCTCACCATAATCTTGCCTTATGCGTGGATTCTTATCGAAGTTTTCCATAAATGGTGCCAACAGTCGCATAGCATTGTCTAATGTACTTGATACAAGCAATACATTTTTTATTTTTCCGGTCAATGCGAGTTTTGTCACTTCCATCATCGAGCGCGCCGACTTTGCCAACTCGCGCGACCAGGCCCGCACTTCTAACCATCTATTGTGACTCATCAGGCGCTTTGTCGCGCGTTTGTGAAATGGCGCAGGCTCTGCCGTAGCATAGGCCTCAAAATAATAAGCGAACCAAGCTTCATCGTCCGCTTCGAGTCTGCGTTTGCGCTTTTCAATTTCGACTTGCGTGTCTCGGGCGTCGATACTGCTCTCTTCTAACAGCGCCGCCACTTCTTCTTTCCATTTTTTCAATGACGTTTTATCGTCGTTTTTTAGCTTTTTGAAAGGCATTTTATTTAAGAAAGGAATTTACAAAACTATCACAAACAGGAGCAATCCTTTTTGCTTCTTCCAAATCATATTCACGCACATGCGCAAGCAGCTTTCGCAGTACAGAAATAACGTCAGACAGCCCGACTTCTCCCTCTAATTTTTCAATTGCTTTTGCATATTTCGCGATCGTGTCGGCTTCTGCCGGCGTAGCAAAACGCTCGCCATCCGGTCGTGAAGCAATGGCGTCGTTTAAGGCAGAAAATTGCCGATAGAGATCTTTTAGCCGCTCCTCTTTCATCATTGTTACAGAAGCGCGTAAATCTTTCCAGTTTTCGCCCGTAATCCATCGATTTACCGTTACGCGCGAAACGCCTGTTCGGTCTGCTATTTCCTCCTGCGTGAGGTTCTCTTTTGTATAAAGAATCTTAGCAAATTCTTTCTTTTGTTGTCTTGTTAATTCTGCCATTTTGCACTTTTTTTCGCAAAAATAGGCCTAAAATAAGGTATAAAATAGTGCTCTTGTACGCAGGTGGATATTTACGCGCAATTGTATATAATATATCCAAACGCAAAAAAAGCTACTTGTTTTAACGGAAAACCTATTGCAATTTTGCGGCAAAATACACAAAATGGCAAACAAAAATAAAACATTCATCCTTCACGATCAAAGCGTAAATACACATGGATTCAGAATGCTTACAAGCGGTGCTGATTTAACGGAATTTTATAAAAATCCCGTCCTGCTTCTCAATCACGATGATTGGATAATGCCTATTGGTCGATGGGAAAATATCCGCATTGAGGGTGACAAAATCCTGGCTGATGCTGTCTTTGATATGAACGATGCGCGCGCAGCTGAAGTGGCGCGTAAGGTTGGCGATGATTTTGTGCGTGCAGCTTCTATTGGTGCGTGGGTGGATGAAACGTCGTCCGATCCTTTGTTGCGTTTGCCGGGACAGACGGAAGACACGGTGACAAAATGGACGGTGCGCGAAGCATCGATTTGCACGATAGGGGCAAATCATAATGCTTTAGCTCTTTACGATCGCACAACAAATGCGCGTATTGATTTGTCCGACAAAGGTGCTGTAGTCAAGCTTATGTCGGCCGTAAAAAATGAGAAAACCATTTATAATAATACGAGTATGGGAAAATTGAATTTCATCTTAGGCCTCTCTGATCAGGCGGCCGAAAACGAGCAGGTAGCGAAAGTGCAGACATTGATGTCTGACGTCGAGCGCCTGAAGAAAGAGAACGCGACGCTAAAAGACAGCATCGACCAAATCAACAAGGCTAAGAAAGACGCGCAGCGCGCAGAAGCCATTGCCCTCGTTGATGCAGCTGTGAAAGATGGACGCCTCGATGCGACAGGTAAGGAAAACTTTCTCGCTCTCTTCGATAAAGACTTTGTGCTTGCAAAGCAAACGCTTTCGGCAATTCCTAAGCGTGCCAGTGTGGCGGGCGCGCTGGAAAGCGGGCCAACAACCGATTTGTCCGATTTCAAAAATAAATCGTGGGATGAACTCGACAAAGCCGAGAAGCTTACAGCGTTGCGCGATAAGGATTTTGAGTTGTATAAAGCGAAATTCAAAGAACGCTTTGGTGTCGAATACAAAGAAAAATAACCAATAAAGTTTAGCAAATGGCAGTACAAAAAGAAATTTGGCAGGATGCGATCGTTAACGGTCTTTTTGCAGAAAACACTTTTTTAGCAAAGTCCGTCAATGATAGTGTGTTTGTTGAGAAAGGTAAGCGTGTGCATATTCAGAATGCGGGCCGCGCCTCCAAAGTTGAGATGGATAGAAGTGTCTTACCTGCAGCTGTGAAGCAACGCACAGATACAGATGTTGCATACGATCTTCACGAGTTTACGACAGATCCGATTGTCATTCGTAACGCAGAAGAGGTAGAGGTATCTTACAACAAGCGCGAAAGCGTGCTACAGATGGACAGAGCTGCACTGTTCGATCGCGTAGCAGAGTTTTTTATTCGCGAATGGGCACCGGACACAGCGGATTATTTCCTGAAGACGTCAGGAGCAGCAGCTGTTGCTCATACGCCTTCTGCAACAGGCAATCGGCGCAAACTTATGAAGAAAGACGTGCGTGCTCTGTCTACGTTATTTAATAAGCAGAACGTGTCTAAGCAAGGTCGGTTCTTGTTACTTGATGCAGAAATGTATGATGAGTTGCTTGAAGACCTGACTGAAAGTCAGACTTTCGCTTTCCTTAGCAGTGCGGACGCGCAGCGCGGAGTGGTAGGTAATCTTTACGGCTTTGATATTATGAGTCGTGCGACTGTACTTGCTTGTGATGGTACGACAGTCAATGCAGTCGGTGCGAGCGGAAAGGGTACTGACTGCGCCGCCGGCTTAGCCTGGCAACAAGATTGTGTAAGTCGCGCTTTAGGTGAGGTTATCATGAATGGCAATGAGGGTGATCCTACGTGGTATGGTGATGTCTATTCCTTCCTTGTCCGTGCTGGTGGAACTCGTCGAAGAGCTGATAAGAAAGGTGTAGCTGCCATCTTGCAGGCAACTACGGCGTAAAACGGAAGCGGGGCGCTTTCGCGCTCCACTTCCTTATCATCAAAAAAATGAAATCGAGTGAAGTATTAATACGGCAACTGATAGCTTTTGAGGGGCTTTCGCTCGTAGCATATCGATGCCCTGCAGGTGTACTGACAATCGGCGTAGGCCATACGGCCGGCGTACGTGCAGGGCAGAAGATAACGCGCGAGCAGGCACTTTCTTTGCTTCGCGGCGACCTTTTGCCTTGCGAACGTGCTGTAAATGATCTTAGGGTATGCAAGACACAGGGGCAATTCGACGCTCTTGTCGACTTTGTCTTCAATCTTGGTGCAGATCGCTTACTGCGCTCAAGCTTACTACAAAAAATTCGCGCGAAGGCACCTGTAGTTGAAATCAAAAAAGAGTTTATGAAATGGCGCTTCGCTGCCGGCAAAGCCTTGCCGGGGTTGGAGCGGCGCAGAAAATGGGAAGCCGAACGCTTCTTCAGTTAAAAACAACAAATAACAATGACGGATGTCCTCTTACAGATCGTTTCCTGGTTGCTGCCGGCGGGTGGCTTCGGCGGCGCATTTTTATGGCTTACCAGCCGCACTTTAAGGCACGCCCGCAGAGATAAGGAGGTGCACGAGGTGTATCGAAAAATGTATGAGGATTTGTCGAAAACAGTAATCGAATTACAACATGACAACAGTGATTTACACAATGCTATCGGCCGCTTTGAAGCGTTGTTTCGCCGCGCTCAATCTTGTCGTTATTATGGGAATGTTTGCCCTCTTCGCGACAAGTT